GCTGAAGCTGCCAAGTTGGGGTGGGAATTAGAAAAGTTTTTGGTTGAATGGTGTACTAGAGGTAGCCAAGGCTTAAAAGCTGAATGGATTACTGAAAAACAAACCCAAAATGGTTTGACAAAAACAGGGCAGCGCAATGCCACTGTCCTGCAAGGCTTAACTCGTGGTTTACTTGGAGGGCAAAGCAATGTCCAATTACTCAAATAATGAATGCACTCAGGATGAAGGGCTGGACTACATTTTTGGCCGCATGAGTGCTATTTACGGGGCGGCATTTTTGCGGCACTGGGAGGGTGTTGACCTCGAGCTGGTGCGGCAGGAGTGGCAAAGGCAGCTTGGCAACTTTTTGACTTACCGCCCAAGCATGGACTACGCCATTGACCGTTGCCATGCTGACTACCCACCAAGCGCAATTAAGTTCCGAGAATTCTGCAATGCAGGGCCAAACATTCCACGAAACCAAGCCCAGATTGAATACAACCCAAAGCCTGTCGACCCTGAAGTTATTGCCGAGGCCAAACGCAAACTTGCTGAGTTGAGGTCAAGATGGACGAATTAGAAAAATTAATGTGCAATGCGCCTGGTTGCCAGAAACGCTGGTCTGTCCACATAAATGGGCAAAAGCCAATGTGCTCAGAGCACCAATGGTCGGACAAAAAGCCTGCAACCAAGCGGGATATTGCAGTCGCAACATTTACACAACCACCAGTCCAGCACTGGCAAGATGATGAGATTTTTTAATGCATGACCACAAATCCTTATTGGACAGAAGACGGGAAGGCCAAGAATTTAGCCTTGCTGACATCAACCGAGCGTTGCAAGATGCTGGAGACCTTGCGCCAGACCGAGGCAAGAGACTGGATTCGCCGATATCGACTGAAATCAAAACAGTTTGGGCAGCAGAAGGCGCAGGCTTGGTGGCTGGATGTAAAGATGAGCCTAAAGAAGCGGCGTGGCCAGGCTGGTCTCGATACCTTGATTGCAGAAATGGAGAGACAACGTGATGTCAATCGTCTTTGATGTGCCGCTTGAACCCAAGGGCAAAGGCAGGCCGAGGTTTTCCCGACATGGAAAATTCACTAAGGTTTACACCGACCAAGCAACACTTGATTACGAAACTGCAATCCAACTGTGCGCCAGCAAAGCAATGGGGGCAAGCAAACCCCTTGAAAGGCCTGTGAGCGTTTATTTGTACATCAGGGTATCAATTCCACAGTCGTACTCAAAAAAGCGCACAGAGGCTTGTTTAAGCGGCTCTGAACGACCAGCAAAGAAGCCAGACATTGACAATGTGGCAAAGGCATTTTTAGATGCAATGAACGGGACGGTTTACCTTGACGATACCCAAGTGGTCGAGCTGAACATCAAAAAGGTCTATTCAGCAGTGGCTGGGGTGGATGTAGCAATCATGGAGGCAAGATGAGACCAGAAGATGCGGCGCAAGCCATCAGAGATAAAGCCCCAGCATTTGGGGAAGCCAAAGCCCAACGGGTTTACCTTGAGGAATTCCGCAAATCCAAAAAAGCCCTGCTGATGAAAGATGCCTTAACATTGGGCATTGAAGCGGCAAACGCACAGGAGCGGGAAGCATATGCCCACCCAAGTTATCAACAGCTTATCCGTGGGTTGGCTGAAGCTATTGAAAAAGAGGAAACGCTGAAATGGGAGATTGAGGCGGCACGGCTGGACATTGAGATTTGGCGTTCACGTGAAGCAACCAACAGAAACCAAGACAGGGCGCACCAGTGAAATGCCCAGTTTGTGGAACATGGACAATCGTCAAAGAGACCCGAACATCAACAGGCAACACGAGGCGCAGGCGCATGGAATGTGCAAATGAGCACAGGTTTACAACACTGGAGACAATCGTTGATAGAAAAACACCAATACATCAGAAGCAAAAAACTGCTGAAGATGGTTGCAAGTCTTGACTGCCAAGCCTGCGGGTCGGGTTACATGGTCCAAGCCGCACACACAAACTGGGGTGGCGGCAAGGGTAGAGGAATCAAAGCGGATGACAATCTGGTGGCGGCTTTATGTCTGAAATGCCATTACGAGATTGACCAAGGGAAAACACTTAGCAAACAGGAAAGGCAAGACTTATGGCAAGAAGCACACCAAAAGACAGTAGCAGCACTGCAAGACCAGTGGCCCGTGGGAGTGCCGATGCCATGAAGGTTGTGCAAAAGCCTGTGGACAAATTGATACCCTACATCAACAACAGCCGCACCCACAGCGATGAACAGGTGGCGCAGATTGCCGCAAGCATTAAGGAATTCGGGTGGACAAACCCAATACTGGTTGATGGGGAAAACGGCATCATTGCAGGTCATGGGCGACTGATGGCGGCTCGGAAGCTGGGATATACAGAAGTGCCAACCATCGAGCTGAAAGACCTGACCGAGACCCAGCGCAAGGCTTACATCATTGCTGACAACCGTTTGGCACTCAATGCAGGCTGGGACAATGAAATGCTGACCATCGAGCTAAATGACTTGCTGGCAGATGGCTTTGCCTTAGAAATGCTGGGCTTTGACCCCAAAGAATTAGACGCACTGCTTGAGCCTGAGGTATTGGAGGGGTTGACAGACGAGGATGCTGTGCCTGATGTGCCTGATGAGCCAACCACTAAGCTGGGCGACATTTACCAGTTGGGCAACCATCGTTTGATGTGTGGCGACAGCACCAGCATCGATGCTGTCACGAAACTTACAAGCGGGGGGGGGTAGATATGTTGTTAACTGATCCACCTTACAACGTTGCTTATGAAGGCAGCACAAAGGAAAAATTGACCATCAAAAATGACAATATGGCAAACGATCAGTTTCGTCAGTTTTTGAGAGATGCGTTTGTTACCGCTGACTTAGTGATGAAAGCTGGCGCAGTTTTTTACATTTGGCACGCTGATAGCGAAGGATTAAATTTTCGAGGTGCTTGCGTCGATGCTGGCTGGACTGTGCGCCAATGCCTGATTTGGAAAAAGTCCAGTTTGGTCATGGGGCGACAGGATTACCATTGGAAGCACGAGCCTTGTCTTTATGGATGGAAAGACGGTGCTGGACACCTTTGGTCGGCAGACCGTAAGCAAACCACCATTTTGGAATTTGACAAGCCCAGCCGAAACGGAGAACACCCAACAATGAAACCAGTTGCGTTGTTTGAGTATCAAATGCTTAACAATACAAAAGGCGGCGACATCGTTTTGGATTTGTTTGGTGGAAGCGGCACAACCTTACTGGCAGCAGAAAAGCATGGAAGACACGCCAGACTGATGGAATTAGACCCAAAGTATTGCGATGTCATCGTTAAACGGTGGGAAGACTTTACAGGCAAGAAAGCCGTTTTATTGACAGAAGCAGCAGAAACTGCTTAACATCGAACAAATTCCCCTCTATAAATGAATCACACACACAAACCCACAGACAAAACTCGCAAACTGGTTGAATCCAGCAGCGGATTAGGCTTGCCGCACGAGTCCATTGCCTGCTTGGTTGGCATTGATGACAAGACCCTGCGGAAGCATTACAGGAATGAGCTGGACTTGGGCAAAGCCAAAGCCCACGGGCAGATTGCCAAGACGCTGTACAGCAAAGCCGTGGGTGGAGACACCACAAGCCTTATCTGGTGGACAAAGACACAAATGCGCTGGGCTGAGACTGTTAAGCAAGAACACACTGGTGCAGACGGTGCGCCCCTGTTGTTTGAGCGCATCGAGCGTGTGGTGGTGGATGCAAAAAATACTGAAGATTGATACGCCTCGCTGGGCATTGCCTTTGACAAGCCCAAGCCGATACAAGGGCGCATGGGGTGGTCGGGGCAGCGGTAAGTCCCATGCCTTTGCTGAGTTGATGATTGAGGAACACATCCTCGACCCCAAGCGTAGAAGCGTTTGCGTCCGTGAGATACAGAAGTCCCTTAACCAATCGGTCAAACGTCTGCTGGAGACCAAGATTGAGGCCATGAATGCTGGGGCTTACTTTGAAGTCCAAGATTCGGTCATCAAGTCCAAAAAGGGCGATGGGGCGATTATTTTCCAAGGGATGCAGAATCACACCGCCGACTCGATTAAGTCGCTGGAAGGGTACGACTGCGCTTGGGTAGAAGAAGCCCAGTCATTAAGCCAGACCAGCCTTGACCTACTTAGGCCAACAATCCGCAAGCCCAACAGCGAACTGTGGTTTACATGGAATCCTCGCCAAGAATCCGACCCAGTAGATTTTTTACTGCGGGGGCCAGAGCCGCCAGCCAGTGCAACGGTCATCAAGGTGAACTTTGGTGAAAATCCGTGGTTTCCACAAGTCCTGAAGGACGAGATGGAGTACGACAAACGGCGTGACCCTGACAAGTATCAGCACGTTTGGATGGGTCAGTACCTGCGAAACAGCAACAGCAGAGTATTCAGGAACTGGAAGATTGAAGATTTTGATGCCCCACAAGAAGCAATCCACCGACTGGGTGCGGACTGGGGATTCTCTGTTGACCCAACAGTTTTGGTGCGCTGCCACATCATTGGGCGCACCCTGTACATTGACTACGAGGCTTATATGGTGGGCTGTGAGATTGTCAACACGCCTGAACTGTTCATGCAAGTGCCAGAGGCTGAGAAATGGCCGATCGTTGCCGACTCAGCCCGACCAGAGACCATCAGCCACATGAAGCGCAATGGCTTTCCCAAGATCATGACAGCGGTCAAAGGTCCAAAGTCGGTCGAGGAGGGCATCGAGTTCTTGAAGAACTACGACATCGTGGTTCATCCTCGCTGTATTCACACCATTGACGAATTGAGCTTGTACAGTTATAAATCAGACCCATTGACGGGGCGAATCCTGCCCCAGCTTGAGGACAAAAAGAATCATGTGATTGATGCTTTGCGGTATGCGTGTGAGGGCATCAGG